GTTGAGATGAACGAGATCAAACTAATGGCAGGCACAGACATCATTGCCCGTCTCGGTCTGCTGCAAGGCGTGAACAGTTCAGCCTTTGCCACGATCATTGCACTGCTGCATGGTGATGTGTCAGTGATCGTCGATTCGTATTCAGTGCAAGCAGAGAGGCGTCATGGTCGTGAGAAACAGACGATGCATTGTCAGATGACGAAGGACTTAAAAGACATCCAGGCCCTTTTCCCAGAAGCGGGTGCAGTCCTCCAGTCAATCAGACGAAGTGTTCAGCACCACGAAGACCCTCAATCAAGCGTAGATGTGATCAGAGAGTCAATGAACTGACGATGAGTGCGAAGCATCAGACCGATGAGGGGAAAGCTCACCACACCCCTTGGCGTGCTTGGATCGATGATCGACACATTGAGAGCATCGCACCCCCCCAGTGCACCCGTAAGAAATCTTTTTACAATTGGTGGGCAAAACGGGTTAAGGGACCTGCCGTCAAAAAACGCATGAAATCTTTTCAAAACCGTTTCTGTTTCCCACCTCGTTTCACTCCATCAACTTACGCAACCACGATGTGGGAGCTAGGTAGTCCAATCTGAAATGAGTGAAGAAAAAGCCAGCACCCTGACGGGTTTGCAACTTGAGGCCCTGACAGGTCTGACTGATCGTCGAGTCAGACAGATCGCCAAGCAGGGATATTTTCCCGCGCCCATCAATGGTGTCTACCAAATGTCGGTGACGATTCGTGGAATGTTCAAATACTACCACGAAAATCGAGGTGAGAAACTTGAGGTCATGCAGGACGCGAAGCTGTCCAAGTTGCAGGCTGAAGCAGAGATGGCGCAGATAAAACTGGCCACGACCAAGGGCGATGTGATCAGTCTACCCGAGAAAATTGAATTTATGAAGATATTCGCTGCGAAGCTGAACCAGTTGCTGATTCAAAAGTTGGAGACTGAGGTGCCAGCCAGACTGGTGGGCAAGGGGATTGTCGAGGCCCGCAAGGAGGCGCGAATGGTGCACGATGAAATCTGGGACATCTGCAATGCGAACATCATGGAATGGAATGAAAAGTGAAGTCTCACAGTCACTCTCAGATGCGTTTACTCGATTAGGTCATAACTTTCGGCGCACTTCGCCTGATCGATCACCGATCGTGAATTGGGCGCGGCGGCACATCATTCTGCCCGAATCCTATGCGATCCCCGGTCACTTCAATGTGGACCTGTCACCGTGGATGCGGGCGATCTTTGAAGCCCTGCAGGATGAGAGCATTCGAACAGTGACGGTGAGCAAGGCGATTCAGTCTGGCGGCACTCTGATCGCTGATGTCTGGGTGCCCTGGTTGATCGTGAATCAGCCCGGGCCTATCTCGTGGACAATGCACACTGATGACATGGTGAGCATTCACGCAAAGACTCGACTGAATCCGATCATGGAGAGATGTGCCCCGGTTGCGGCATTGTTGCCTCGGGCAGGCCCGATGAGAACGACCACCGAGATTTACTTCGGCGGGTTCTTTATGATTCTTAATTCTGCGAATCTGAGTGACCAGCAGAGCAATTCGATCAGATACAAGATCAACGACGAGATATGGCATCCTCGATGGCAGTCGGTATACAAGGACGCCCTTGGTCGTGTTACCAAGTTTGAGGAAATGGGCACATCGAAGGTCTTGAACATCTCGCAAGGTGGCTGGGAGAACGATGTTTCAGATGTCGCCTATCGAGTTGGTCATCAAGCCGAGTGGTCTGCGACTTGTCCTCAATGCAAGAAACTGCATCCACTGTCATTCAGACAGTTCTGCGAGGATGAAAAGACTCGGGCAGGCGTGATCTGGGCCAAGGAGGCTCGTCGTGATGATCGCACATTTGATGTCGGTCTTGCGGGTTCGACTGCTCGATTCCGCTGTCCTCACTGTCAGCATGAGTCAGCAGACACCGATGAGGTTCGTGAGGCATGGAAGACCACCGGTGAATATGTCTCGATGAACCCTGATGCCCCGGCTCAGACTCGATCATTCCACTTTGAAGCGATTGTCTCAAGATCGATGAAACTGCTGGCAGAGGAGTTCTGCAACGCAGAGAATGAGTTTATCAAGACGGGTAGTGACTCTGCAAGACGCACATTCAGACAGAAGCGAGAGGCCAAGGCCTGGATTGAGGAGCGTCAGACGATCATTCTGCCTTCATCGACCAGTGATTACACCCTTGAGGAGTATTGGGAGGGGCAGTCGATTCCCGATGAAGTGCATCGGTTCATGGTGATTGATCGTCAGCAGACCCATTGGTGGATTGAGGTCGGTGCATGGACTGCCACCCCTGAGTATTGGCAACTGTATTTCGGTCGAGTCGAAACCTTGGATCAAGTTCGCATGGTGCAGGCACGATACAAGGTGCCAGATCGATGCACTGTTCAAGATCGTCGATACCAGCAGGCAATGGTCGATGCTGACTGTCTGCGATTTGGATGGATTGGCATGGAGGGTGTTCGTCGAAAGACGTGGTCCCTCAGAAACGAGGCCTCGGGCTTCATTGAGAACTACCCGCACTCGGACCCAATGTTCGCATCAATCGCTGGTGCGTCGGTGCCCTACTATCAGTTCAGTTCCAATCACTGCAAGGACATCGTCGCCAACTCCATCAGCGGCAAGGGCTTCGTTTGGAAACTACCAAAGAACGTGAACCCGGTCTACCCTGAACACTTGAAAGCAGAGGAAAAGAAAGAGATTCGAGGTGGTGTTTGGGAGTGGATTGAGATAAAACAGAACTTCAACCACGGATTCGACACATCCTCCATGATGGTCTGCATTGCGATCATCGCGGGTCTTGTTCGATTCACGTTGGAAAAGCCTGAGTAGGCCGGAATCTGCACATCGTTTTGACGAGTGGGGCAAATTATATGCCCACCAATGATTTCATCGGCACTCCGATTGCTGACTTGCAGGAGTTAAAGGTTCTCTATTTCGACAACATGAAGCGCCTCAACCGGGAATATGCGCTCAATGGGCGATCAACCGCTTTGGCAGAACTCAGCCAGGTCAAAGCGGCATATGGAGAAATCATGGCCGAAATTTCAGCCCTTCAAGGGGGAACTACTAACGTCACCCGCATCAGTTACACCGGCTTATGAACCTCGACATCGCCAAAATCGTCAGTGCGCAGCCTTGGTTTGAGCGGGCGATCTCGGCAGTCGCGCCGGCGCTCGGTCTGCGCCGGCTTGAATCCAAGGTGCAGCGTCATCTGTTTGCATATCAGGCAGCCCAGGCTGATCGTCTTTATTCTCCGCACACTTGGGGAACAACCGCTGAAAGCTCGACCACTGCCCGAAGTCGGGTCGTGATGATGTGGGAAGCCCTCGATCTAGTGGAGAATTTCCCACCCGCCAAGGCAGTCATCAGCAAGTTCGGCACATTTCTGACACCGACTGAGTATGCCCCGAACACCGGGGATCGTGAGTATGATGCCCAAGTCTCGGAATACTTTCACGCATGGTGCAAGCGATGCGATGTGACCGGGCGTCACTCATTTCGAAAGTTGATGCAGTTGGCCGTCGAGATGAGGCCAGCCTATGGCGACTGCGGCTTTGCCCTTCGTCGAGATCGAGGCGAATTGCGTCTGCAACTGATTCCTGGTGATCGAATCGGCAATCCGAATGAGGTTCAACTCGGTGACCTTGCAGATGGCGGACACTATTTCTCAGGCGTTGTCACGAATAAGATCGGCAAGCCCACGGCATACCGGGTGTTCCGGGTGAACTCCTCGGGGGGTTACGATCTCCCAGAAGATATCCCGGCAAATCAGTTCTTTCACTACTTCGACCCGTTTCGGGTTGATCAATACCGCGGGGTGACCGATTTTCATGCAGTCGCAAGAACTGCTCAGATGCTGAAGGGCATTCTCGATGCAGAGCAGGCTGGTGTTCGCTTCGCATCTCAGCAGGCAGCCCTGATCTTTTCTGAACGTGGACAGGCAAATCCTCGAAATCTGTTCACGAATGCAACTACACCACTGCTGGCGAACGGTGAGAAGCAACAGAATGAGGAGACCAACATCGGTTCGATTCGCTACTTCTACACCGGCGACAAGGTGGAAACGATGCCAAGTCGCCCAGGTACCGCTTTCCAAGGCTTCGTGCAAGAACTGATGCATGAGATCGCCCTCGGGCTTGGTGGGTATCCATCCGGGGTCTTATGGGGCACTCATGAGTTCAAAGGTCCATCAGTTCGCGCGGAGTTCGCGCAGGCTGATCGAGTGAACACCCGGCATCAGGGAATCCTTTCCGACAAGGTTTTGGATCCGATCAAGAACGCCATCCTGATCGATGCCATCGCCAATGATGAACTGAAGAAACCCAAGCGCAAGTCGGGTGAATCTTTCGAGCAGTCCATCATTCGCGCAACATCCGGGAGCTTTCGGTTCCCGCCCAGACTCACCATCGATGTCGGTCGGGAGTCAGTCGCCCGGATCGCAGAACTCAACAACGGGGCAGGCTCATTGCAGGAACTCGCCGCCGAGGATGGGAAGGATGCCTTCACCCGACTTGAGGAAAAAGCGCAGGCAGCGGCATGGATCGCCGAACTGGCCGCGAAATACAAAGTCCCAGAAACCACGATTATTCTTCCAGGCGGCCAGCTTCCAAACACACCATCTGCTGCGGCAGCAATTGGAGAACAGGCGGGTAAAGCTGCTGCCAATGCACAAGCTGAATCTACTCAGCAAAAACAAACAGGCCCGGCAGAGTCTCTACTTGATAATGCGTTGATGATGGCTGTGGACAACGGAGGATACATTCCTACCGCGGCAATGGCTGAAAATGCACGCACTGCGTTACAGGTGTGCCAAGACAAACAAGCATCACAGCGCGGAATGACAGCAGTTGGAATTGCACGCGCAAGAGATATTTCAAACCGGCGCTCACTTACAATTGACACGGTCAAACGGATTAAAGCTTATTTTGACTGGCATGAAATCGACAAGGACGGACAAACATGGGACCAACAAGGCAAGGGCTGGCAAGCGTGGATGGGATGGGGAGGCGGCGAGGGTCGCGCTTGGGCCAACCGCATCGTGGAATCTAATAACAGAACCCTGGAATCCGATAACTTAAAGGAAGAAAAAAAGCTAAATGCGAAGACCGAAAGAATCAAATTAGCTAAAGGCGAGGTCATCAATTTCTTAATGGCCGCTGATCAAACTAATTTACCGCAACCGGGATTTTTGTCGAAAGGAGAACTTAACGATGCTCATCGTGTATATTCAACCGTGGTAGGTAATTACCGTAGCAAACTTTATGACAAGCTGGAGAGTGAATTAGATCAGGATCAAAAGGCTAAATAACATGGACCAAAATACTCATCTTGATAGGTTGACTGAGCTGACGATCCTTCATCGCGCTCAATTAAAAGAGCTGGTGATGCAATTGCCTTCAATACGCGAGGAATTACGCGCTCAGATCGAACAGCGAATTGAACAAACGGAACCTGAAATCAGACGTGAGCTTGAGGCTTTCGTATCGGCAAAGACTGACGAGGAAATGCTGCGTGCTATCTCTCATTTCGATAAACAGATACGCGATGCCATCGATGCAACTGACCGATTGGCGAACGAGAAGATTGTTAATCTGATGGCAGAGAAAAAAGCCATCTCCGAGCTGATAAAAAAAGCAAAGGTTGATACTGAAAACAATTTTGGTTCGTTCACTTCCGAAGTTAAAAAACTGATTGAGGCCGGTGGAAAAGAGTTGGCTGATGAAACCAATCGGCAGAAATTATTTTTACTGCAAGAGAACAAGACAATAAATCCGCTTGGCCAGTGGAAAGATAACGAGATATACGAGAAGCTTGATCTTGTCACTTACAATGGAAGCAGCTTCGTTGCTAATGAAACAATTCAACCAGGCATTAAGCCGACGTTCAAGAGTCCATATTGGACATTGATTGCACGCCGTGGCGGTGGTGGTGGAATTGCAGTAACAACCCTGCCTGAAATCGTAGGTATTCCAGCAGACGGACAGTTACTAATTGGCGACAATGGAGACTACACAAAGGCAACGCTCACTGCTGGAACTGGAATTGCTATTACAAATGGCGCTGGTTCAATTACGGTTGAAGCAACAGGCGGCGTTGCATTTCAAGGCTCTTGGAACGCATCGACAAACACACCGACACTCACATCGAGCGTCGGCACGACTGGCTTTTTCTATATCGTCAGCGTTGCGGGTTCTACAAATCTTAACGGTATCACTGATTGGGAAATTGGTGACTGGGCGATCTTTGGCACTAGCACGTGGACTAAAGTCGATAACACCGATAAGGTTTCAAGCGTGTTTGGTCGCGTCGGTTCCGTCGTTGGAGTTTCAACGGATTACAGCGCGGTCGGTATCACGAACACTGCGCTTGGCGCGAGTAATCCTTCGACGGTTGCAGCGACTACGATTAGCGCAACGTCAACAATTTCAGCGACCGGCGCGGTGACTGGTTCGAATCTTTCCGGCACGAATACTGGCGACCAAACAAATATCACCGGCAATGCGGCGACTGCTACCGCGTTGCAGACTGCGCGTGCGATTAACGGCGTGAACTTTGACGGAACCGCAGCGATCACGGTGACGGCTGCTGGTTCTACTCTCTCGGATACGGTCACGATTGCAAAAGGAGGCACAGGGCAGATCACGGCGCAAGCTGCGCTAAATGCTTTGTTGCCGAGTCAAGTTGGTGCGACTGGCAAGAATCTGCAAAGCGATGGAACAAATGTTAGCTTTGTTGCTGATGCTGGCGGGACGGTGACCTCGGTTAGCGTCACGACCGCGAATGGCGTTAGCGGAACGGTAGCAACGTCAACCACGACACCAGCGATCAGTCTAACGCTTGGAGCGATCACGCCGACGAGCGTTGCTGCAAGCGGTTCCGTTACCGGCTCAAATCTTAGCGGGACAAATACTGGTGACCAGACGATCACGCTGACAGGCGATGTTACCGGCAGCGGCACAGGCAGTTTCGTGACCGCGATTGGCAGCGGGGTAATCGTGGATGCCGACGTAAACGCAGCAGCAGCGATTGCTTACAGCAAACTCAATCTGGCGACGAGCATCGTCAACGCCGACATCAGCGCTTCGGCTGCAATCGTAGACACAAAACTCGCGACGATCTCGACCG